TCTTAATCATCCCTGTAGTGAATATATTTGTTTTATCTAATAAAGAAACATTTTCTTTAAATTCTGTCTTTCTTTCTGTTGTTATAGCTCTTACTCTGCTTATAGCTGTAGGATCTAAATGATGGTCAAGAGCAAATTTAATAACAGCTTCTTCGTCATAGAATCCTGGTCCACTATTTATCCTTCCTAGAACTTCTTTAAAATTATTACTACTAAGACCATATTTAGTAGCCTCTATTGCTTTTCTAAACTTCGTTATCTGTGTAGCAGCGTCCTCACCATACCTATGATGAAACTCTAGAGCATCTGCTCTACCCCCCCAATGTTTCCCCTTGGTTATATATTCTAATTGTTTAGCACTAAACCATTCATCATCAGCTAGTTTATGTTCTGCTGTTTTATTTTTTTGTATCTTTGAAACTCGTTTATCTAAGTCTTCAATTATTTCTTTATAAGTTTGATGGTCTCCTATAGCATCACTTTTTCCACCAGTAATAAGTGCTTGTTCTTTATCAGATAGTGGTTTATAGTAATCTTTCCATCTTTCTTTTAAATCTATATAAGGTGTTATATTTCCGTTTTCATATTGTTCTAAAACTTGATCTTTGGCAATTACAAGTACAGCTTTATTTAGATCTAGGTCAATAGTAGCTCTAATCCTTTTACCTTCTACAATTATATATTTGTGTTCTAACTCTTGTTTTTTAAGTGCTTCAACATATTTTTTAATAGAAGATGTAGTAAAAGTTTCTCCTCCATTAAACAGGTCTGCTACTTTTTCTCTTACATTTTCTATCGCTGTACCCATGCGTTGTGTCTTTTCATGCCTAGCAATCTCAAGATACCATTCCTGTAAATAGCCATCTAAACCTACATTCAGAGCACTTAAAGCTTTTCCACTATGCGTTATAGAAGAACGTCCTGTCTCTCTAACTTTATTAACAAAATCGGTAAGCTCTCTAGCCTTTTGTACGGAAGTTAAAGCTGAATTATTATAAATATCTGAAGCTGTATTATTACTATAAAGTTCTACTTGTTTTAATGTTTTTGCAGTAAAGTTTTCATCAAGTAATTTATAGTTATGTGTTAGAGCTTCTTGTGAGACAAGACCAGGAGCTATCTGTTCTTTAGCAGCATATAGTCCTGCAGTAATCATGTCTTCTTCAAACTTTCTTGCTTTTGCAACTTCTGCTGCTGAACCTAAAGCTTTACCGAAAGCTCGTATTCCTGCACTTAATCCAGTAGCACGAGGTGGAGCTACTTGTGCTGCAGTTAAATTACTAGATGGACGGATTAACTGTGTTTGAACTTGGTCTAAGGGAAACGGATTCTGTGCCATATATTAAGAGTCCCAAGAATCTACAACATAACGACCATCTTTTTCAACTTTCCAACCGCTAGTGCTACTAGTAGGAGCAGGACTAGGAGATACAGGCGTTGAACCTCCTTTACCCTCATCACCAAATTTACGACCTTTAGCCCATTTAGATCCTATTTGTCCTATATTACCTGCAATAGAGAGGGCCAAACCTGTAGCACTAGGAATACCTCTTATAGCATTATAAGCTTTATTATTTGCACTCTGAGTTGCCAGAGCAGCATTATTTCTTTCCATTGCTAGATTTCTTAATCTTATTTCATAGTTAAAATCTTTTCTATGAAGAGCACTGTATCCCTGTCTCTGTATATTCAACAATATACTATCTGCAGATCCTCCAGATTTTAAATTGCTCCCCTGAAAAGCCATAAGCTCTGCTGCTTTTCTTCTAACTTGTTTTTGTAATTCAAATTTATCTAAAGAATGCTTTTGAAAATCAAGCTGTTCTTGTTCATTTAAGTTACTATACTTATTATAAAGTAAGTTATTGTTTATAGCTGTTTGTGTTCTGTACTGGATATAACTTTGCTGAGCTGCAATATTAGCATCATTGTAATCATTGATATCTGCTAAAGCGTTAGCACCAATGGTATAGAGAGCTAAATAAGTATCTAATTCAAGCATTAACTAGCTATCCTTGCAAACTCATAGAACTTCACATTATTAATCATTCTTTCTCCTAGTATCTTAAAGCCACACCACCTGATCCATCTAAGATGTACTTCATTTCGACTATCAATTACATTAAATAAGTGTGGGTAGACTCTATTCATTTCTTCTACTTCACTCCTGCTTTTTTTTAAGAATGGTCTAGCAATTTTTAGTAAGCCTTTACTCCCTAACATCCAAACTGAAGCACTGGTCTTATTCACTGGCACAGTCCCATACATACCTACAACTCCACCATAACGATCTATGATTGATCTACAATGACTGCCAGTTAAATAACCTATTAGCAAAGCTTGTTCAGGAGTATGACCAGAGACATCTCTTACTTCTCTTACATCTTCATACCTCATTACAGGAGCAAGCTCACAAATATCGTGGAGTATGCTCTTGCGGTGATACGGTTTCACTTTTTAAACTCCTGGTCTTCTTGATGTCCTTACTACATGGTTTCCTTCCCAATCAGCTCCAGTAAATGCACAGGGAAGATACGAGTCAGATATAAGTTCTACCTTTAAATCTTTAGCATCAGCCATAATCATCTTCTTGAACTCACCTGTCTCAAAAGGTATTGTACCTATCTTATTTAGAGGTGATCCCAATATTCTACCAGTAAACGTATAGCTAAATGCTGATCTCCCTGGAGCTGTTACTCTCATAACAAAGTAACCACTATTAAAGTAATCTACATTAAACTTACGAATCTTTATAATACCACCAGCTAAACTGGAAGTTCTGCCAGCTACGGTAGTCTTAATAGTAGGCTCAGTAAACTCATATTTAAACTGATATTCTTTTCCTATAAAACAGGTTCCTGATGAGTGGTCTCCAGTGGCAGTAAGAGTTGTAGGAGTGGTTTGAGATACTCCTTGTACTTGTCCACCTTCTTTACCGCTAAAACTAGGACCAAAGACTACTCTAAAAGTAGAACCAAAATCATCAGGATATGGCAAAGTCCAACTAGTTGTATCCGCACCATTATTATATACTCCTGTAAGTTCTGTTAATCTATCTAGGTGTACCTTAAAAGGAAGCTGAGAAGTACTCTCAGTTAGTCCTACAAGATTAGCATCCTGTAAGGACATCTTATCTAAGTAAGTTCCATCAGGTCTTACAATAATAAAGTATGCTATAGAATCAAAGATGTGCATACCTATGACTTTTTCTTCAGCTTTAAACTGCCACTTAGACCATGAGCTTAACTTCTTTTCGCCTCTTTGGAATAAGAATTTATATGGATATATTTCATTTAGGTTTTCATCTGACAGTATAAATAGAAAGTCAGAATGTTTAACAATCTCATAACCCTTACCTTTGATATAACTTGGTATATGGCTAGTAATCTCTTCTGCTGTCTCTTCCTGTAAATCTTCTATTATACCAAACTCTCTTAATATAGTAAAGCCGTCATTCTCATTAGCAAAGTATATCTTTCTACCATTTACTACGGGTCTAATAAGAGGATCACTTTCATATTCTGTGAGTAGAGACAGTTTAGCATTAGATGGTGTGAGTCCACCAGCAGCAAACTCAGTCAACTTAAACTGTCCAAAGTCAGAGAATAGGAATAAGTTCTCATCAAAAGCTATAGCATTCTTTAGGATACTTACTTGGTTACTAGGAGAAGCCAGATCAATAAGGTCAGTATCTAGTAGGTCTGTAGCTGTAGTAGTATAAAAATTGAAGAACTCTCCTAGTTCAGATAGTATAATATTTTCACCAGACAGGAAACCAAACCTATTCTTATGAAAGAACATATCATTAAGAGTCTGGCCTATAAAACTAGGGTCAGGAGCAGTTTCTTCATCTCCAGCTACTCTGTCAGTCCATGTTATTTCACTTAGACTAAATACAGATTCTCCAAAATCAGAAGAGAAAGAGGCTTCCCAAGGATCTTCAGAAGTCTTTATAAGCTGTAAAGGAAGTGTAGAACTATTTAGGGAGTTATCTAAACCTGGTTCTACAGTCTCTGTCCATTCACCTATATCTTCATCTGACTGGTTAGTATGTTTTAACCAGTAGTCATCAGCAGAATCTCCAGGATCTCCAGTAATTTTAATTATAAAACCGTCTTTAGTACGCTTAGGAAGATCAGTAAAGTCTGATACACTATCTTTAATAGCTATGAGATTAGTTTCAGGAGCCTGAACGTGTAGTGTAAAATCAGCTCCATCTACTCTAGTCAGGTGTACGTTACTCTGTTCAAACTTAGTAACAGTAAAAGCTCCAGTACCTGCAGATCCTACTAGATTATCTATAATAGTATATATGGAATCTAGTTGTGTATTTGCATCATTTGAACTAGTACCCGTAGCTGTATTAACACCATCTATAGTAACTATAGGGCTAACAGCATTAGAAGCTTGTTTGAGAAATACAATTCCTTCTTTAACTCTAGCAGTTGTTGTAGATCCACTCTTAGTTACTGTAGTCCCTTTATTTAATATAAAGGTATAGTCAG